AAATCTCTGAAGACCAATACTTGCAGGAGTACGAATGCTCATTTGAAGCCAGCATTCTAGGCGCTTACTACGGCACAGACCTGCGACAAGCTGAAGACGATGGGCGTATTACTAACGTGCCGTATGACCCGCACCTGCCAGTGCATACAGCCTGGGACTTAGGATACCGTGATGACACCGCAATTTGGTGGTATCAAGTTGTGCGAAATGAAATACATTTAATCGACTTTTTTGCTATTTCCGGTGCTAATATTGATGAAATTGCGAAAATAATCAAAGAAAAGCCCTATAAATACGGAAAACATCAACTTCCGCATGATGCGAGAGCTAAAACTCTAGCAGCGCAGGGCAAGTCGGTTATTGAGCAATTGGCTGAACATCTCGGTATAAACAACATGGCAATCGTGCCAGACTTGGGCGTACAAGATGGGATTCAAGCAGTACGGCAATGCCTTCCGATGTGTTGGTTCGACAAGACTAAATGCTCGGATGGACTTGAAGCTCTGAGACAGTACCAGCGGGAATACGACGAAGACAAGAAAGCGTTTAGGGCTAGTCCAAGACATGACTGGACTTCACACCCGTCAGACGCTTTTAGGATGATGGCAGTCGCTTGGAGGTTAGAACCTAAAGTGAAGCCGCCAGACGTTGTGAAACCGTTGATAGTTGGCCCAGAGAACACGGTCACTTTGAACGATATGTGGGCAACTTACCAACCTCCAAGGGGTAGCAGGATATGAGCGGAATTCAACGTGGTTATGGATACCAATACGAAACAGTCGCAGCTAGTCAGACAGCACAAGTGCTTGGCGGCTCAGGCGCAGCAGGCGATTACCTGCACCGTCTAATCGTCACAGTCAACACAGCATTGACTTCAACAGTCACGCTTACTGATGGCGTTACGTCAATACCAATCGTGCCAGCAGCGATAGCAAGTGGCGTTGGCGTGTTGAGCATTGAGCTGAACATGGCTTCTTTGACCTCTGGTTGGAAAGTCACCACAGGCGCAGGCGTTACAGTAGTGGCGGTTGGTCAATTTAGCTAAGAGGTTCTAAATGGAAGCTCTAACAGGCGTTCAGAAGTATCTGAACATCATTGCTCAATACGACAATGAGTTCAAAAAGTGGGAAGCTCGCACACAGAAGATAGTTAAACGCTATCGTGATGACAACCGCAACCAAAACACGAACGAAACAGCAAAGTTCAACATTCTGTGGTCTAACGTACAGACGCTGATTCCTGCTGTTTACGCTCGTTTGCCAAAGGCTGCGGTATCTCGTCGCTTTGGTGACAATGACCCAGTTGGGCGTGTCGCTTCGCAGCTTATCGAACGCTCGTTAGACTTCGAGATTGAGCATTATTCAGACTTTCGTAGCGCAATGCGTCACGCTGTTGAGGATAGATTCCTCGGTGGGCGTGGTGTCGCATGGGTACGGTACGAACCGCACGTTGTGGCGCAGGATATGCCCGACGATGGCTATCAAATCACTGAAGACGTAGACAAAGAAACTGGGATTGGCGCAGGTAACGAGGGGAATGTCAGTACGCTCGATGGTAGCGCTGGCATGGAAGCCGAACCACAAGAGGAAATCGAGTACGAGTGCGCTCCTACTGATTACGTCCATTGGAAAGACTTTGGGCACTCAATTGCTCGCACATGGGAAGAAGTAACCCAAGTCTGGCGCTGGGTGTACATGACTCGTGAGGCGCTGATTGAGCGATTTGGCGAGGAAGTGGGTAACAAGATACCGCTGGATGCAGGGCCAGAGACCAACAAACAGTACGGTCAAAACAACCGTGACTTCACACGAGCAAAAATCTGTGAATTGTGGGACTTGGAGACGGAAAAGGTTTACTGGTTAAGCAAAAACGTAGGTCAAATCATTGACGAGCGTGATGACCCACTAGGATTAGAGGGATTCTTCCCTTGCGCCAAGCCACTGTACGCAACAATGACGAGCGATACGCTTATTCCTGTTGCTGACTTTGTGCTGTATCAAGATCAAGCGCAAGAGCTAGACATTCTGACAGACAGGATTGACGGTTTAGTCAAAGCGCTGCGTATTCGTGGCGTGTATGACGCATCACAACCAGCTTTGCAGCGTCTGCTTACTGAAGGTGACAACAATACGTTGATCCCTGTGGATAAGTGGATGGGCTTTAGCGAGAAAGGCGGTCTAAAAGGCTCAATTGACATTCTTCCAATTGACCAGATTGCAGGCGCATTGATTCAATGTTATCGGGCACGAGACGAGATCAAAGGGCAAATCTATGAAATCACGGGTATTTCAGACATTGTTCGTGGTCAAACTTCGGCAAGCGAAACAGCGACAGCACAGCAAATCAAAGGACAGTACGCAGGTCTACGACTTCGCTCAATGCAAGAAGACGTGGCACTTTTCGCCTCAGAGCTAATCCGTCTCAAAGCGCAGATTATCTGTTCTAAGTTCCAACCGCAAACAATCGTCCAGTACGCTGCTGCGGAACAGATGAGCGATGCTGACAAACAGCTCGTTCCTCAAGCGCTAATGCTGATTAAAGACAAAGTGTTGCGTAACTTCAGGATTGAAGTCGCAGCAGACAGTCTTGTGCAGATTGATGAAAACCAAAACAAGCGTGACAGGGTTGAATTCCTGCAAGCTATGGGTGGCTTCTTGTCGCAAGCGTTGCCAATGGGTCAACAAGCACCTGAGCTTGTGCCTATGCTTGTGGATATGGTCAAGTTTGGTATGTCTGCATACAAGCAGGCAGAACCGATTGAGGGCACGATAGATCAAGCGCTTGAGCAGATGAAGCAGAAGCAAGCAATGGCAGCACAACAGCCGCCACAGCCTGATCCTGAGATGGTCAAGATGCAACTTGAGCAACAGCGTGAGCAAGCTAGAACTGAGGCTGATATGCAAATCGAGCAAATCAAGATGCAAAGCGATGCTACGCTTGAGAAGCAGAAACAGGACTTTGAAGCATGGAAAGTTCAGTTTGAGGCGCAAAACAAAATCAACTTGGCTAGGATTGCGGCAAACCCAGGCGTTGATGTGCCATTGCTTGAAGCTCAAGAGCTACAGTCTAAGCAAATGGTTCAACAGCTCGCTGGTAGCTTGAACGATGCGCTTAACAAGATGGCTGAATTGCATCAAAATATGCTTCAGATGCAGGCGCAGACAATTAGCCAGATTGAAGGGGTGAAGAACGCCGCAGCAGCACCTAAACGTGTCATTCGTGGCGCAGACGGTAAGGTTGTTGGTGTTGAGGTTGTGCAATGACGCTCTACTACTCAAACGCTACACGACACGCTCAAAATGAGGGGTTAATCACCTATGCTGGAACGAATTCGCAATTCAATCTCTACAGCGGTACACAACCTGCAAATGCAAATACAGCGATTACTACGCAGGTACTTCTCGTAAGTATGCCGATTGCAGGCGTGTTTGGTACTGACACGGATGGGACGCTAACACTAGGGGCGGTAACGCAGACAAACGCATCAGCATCAGGCACTGCGAGCTTCTTTCGCATATTTAAGTCTGATGGCACGACTGTCGTAATGGACGGTTCTGTAGGTGTGTCTAGCGCAGATTTAATATTAAACACTGTTGACATTGCTGCTGGTCAAAGCGTTGATATCACAGCAGGAACGATTATTCGAGGCAACTCATGACAGTTACCGTAAAGCACCCATTTGTAAGCACAGTTCCTGATTCTGCGGACACGAGCTTAGTTCGTCCTAGCAACTGGAACGCTGACCACACTATCGTTGGTCTGGGCACAGCAGCAGAGTTAAACGCAGGTGTTGCAAACGGTGTTGCTACGCTTGACGGTGGCGGCACAGTACCGCTTAGTCAGATTCCCGCCTCGATTCAAGGCACATTGAGCTATCAAGGCACATGGAACGCATCAACCAATACCCCTACCCTAGCCTCTGGTGTCGGCACAAAAGGCTATTACTACGTTGTGAGCGTTGCTGGTTCTACCAATTTAGACGGTATTACTGACTGGAACGTGGGTGACATGGCTGTCTATAGCGGCACAGCTTGGCAGCAGATTGACAACACAGACGCAGTTACATCGGTAAACGGCTACACAGGCACAGTCGTATTGGCTGTCGGTGATATTAGCGGTGCAGCAAACGCCCCCACAAACACAAACATCACGTCAATGACGGGGTTGACAGGTGGAATTAGCTCGCCTGATTACGTTCAGTTTGACACAGCGTATGCAACAACGCTGACTGCTGGTCAACTTGGCTGGGATGGCAACAACACGCTTGGGTTGGGCATGGCTGGTGGCAACGTCACGCAACACATTGGCGAAGACCAGTTCTTTTACACCAAAGCATCGTCTGCAATCACAAAAGGCGAAGTCGTGATGTTTACTGGTGCTGTCGGTGCAAGTGGCGTGCCTACAGGCGCACCAGCTACAGGCATCGTTGATGGCTCATATATTATGGGTATCGCAGCAGAAAACATTGCATTAAACGGCTTTGGACTTGTACAGACGTTTGGAACGCTGCGTAACGTCAATACTTCGACATACGCTGATGGTGAAATCCTTTGGTACAACCCTGCGGTTGCAGGTGGGATGACAGCGACAAAACCAAGTGCGCCTAACGTCAAAGTGCAAATGGCTGCGGTCATTAATGGCGGTTCAAGCGGTGGCGGCACGATATTGATTCGGATTAACCCCGGCTCGCAGCTTGGTGGTACTGACTCAAACGTGCAAATTGGCACAGTAACAAGCGGTAATACGCTGATTTATGATGCTGTTGCAGGGTATTGGAAAAACGCCAACATTAGCGCTGGCACAGGCATTTCTGTCACAAATGGCGCAGGGTCAATTACTGTTGCCAATACTGGCGTGACAAGCCTGACAGCAAGCACAGGCATTTCTGTATCAAGCTCAACAGGTGGCGTAACCGTTACTAACACAGCGCCAGATCAAACGGTAGCTTTGACTGCTGGCACAGGAATATCTACTAGCGGCACTTATCCTAACTTTACAATTACCAATACTGCACCGTCTAGCGGTGGTACGGTAACTAGCGTTGCTGCGTCTGTACCGTCATTTTTAAGCGTATCAGGCTCGCCAATTACAACTTCTGGCACATTAGCCATTAGTTACTCAGGCACAGCGTTGCCTGTTGCAAACGGCGGCACAGGACTAACTGCGGCAGGAACGGCTGGTTACGTCCTTACCTCAAACGGTACGGCATGGGTTAGTGCAGCGCCTGTAAGCAGCAACATCACAGCGCAAGGCTTGTTTGAGAACGCCAACACAATCTCTGCAAACTACACAATCGGCACGAATAACAACGCTGTGAGTGCAGGGCCAATCACCGTAGCGTCAGGTGTCACAGTCACAGTCCCATCAGGTAGCGTCTGGACTATCGTATGACAGCAGCTTTTCAGACAAATGCGTTTCAGCCTGATGCTTTTCAGGTCTTGGTCGTTACTGGCGTACTAAGCGCCACAGATCAAAACGACACAGGCGCATTTACAGGCACAGTCGGTGGGGTTGTGCCAGTCATCGAAATTGATATGCACGATGGCGATAAGAAGCGCAAAGAGCAACGAGAGAAAGAAGCAGCAAAAGCTAAGAAACGCAGGGATGAAGTCGTTGCGCTATTTGAGCATTTGGTCGAGGGTAAACCCCTAGTCGCTGAAGAAATAGCCGCACCCTTCATTAAGGAAGCTACAATAAGCGAACTAAAGTCGATAGATTTTATCAATACTGTTGACTTTGATGCGTTGATGGCTGACTTAGCAAGAGTTCAGCAAATCTATGACGCTTACATTGAGATGGACGATGAGGAGGTTCTCGCTCTGCTATGAGAAAGACTTACGTTTACGTTGATGGCAAGTTGGTCGAGAAAGGCTCAGACGAACACTTGGACAAGTTGTACGGCCCTTTCGTGATGCCTGACATTCAGCCATATAAATCAATGATTGATGGCTCAATGATTACAAGCCGCTCAAGACACCGTGAACACCTGCAAGCACATGGCTGCATTGAGGTGGGCAACGAGAAGATGGAAACCAAATATACGCCCCCGAACCGTGAAAGCAGACGGGAAGTGCTGCGCCAACAGCTTGGCAACATGACGCACAAAGAAGCACAACAGATTTTGACCCAAATACGCAGAAAATTTACTTGAGGGAGTATTTATGAGCGACGAACAGCTAGACCGAAAAGAACTATTGATGCAGCAATTTGATGCTGCTGAAGACGCACAACCTGTAGTGGACATTGCACCTGCTGCGCCTGCTGAACCTGCGCCAGAACCACCAGTTTGGGAGCGTCCACCTGCATCGTGGAAGAAGGATTATCACGAGGTCTGGCAAACGGCTGACCCAAAGCTCAAAGAATACGCATGGCAACGTGAAGAAGAAATGAAGAAAGGGGTAGAACCCTTGCTTTCTAAGGCTCAATTTGCTGACCAGATTCAACAAGCGATTGAACCGTATCAAAACAATCTGCGAACGCTAGGAATTGAACCACCGCAAGCAATTAAAGCGCTTATGGATGCAGACAATGTTCTGCGTCACGGAACACCGCAACAGAAAGCGCAAATGTTTGCTACTCTTTCTCAGCAATATGGTGTAAATTTAGGGGAAATCGGCACGTTGCAACAACAACCTGTTGATCCCACTGTGTCAATGCTTCAAAACGAGCTTTATAGCGTTAAAAATGAAGTAATGACATGGAAACAGCAGCAAGAAGCAGCACAAAACCAAGCTCTTTTAGGCGAAATTAACAGTTTTGCAGAAAAAGCTGAGTTTTTTGAGGATGCCCGTCCAACAATGATCCAGCTCCTGAACTCAGGAATGGCGCAAAACTTGGAAGACGCATACAACAAAGCATTACGCCTAGACGAAACATTGTCTGGCAAGCTACAGCAAAGCCTACAAGCCAAAGCTGAAGCGGCTAAACGAGAATCGGCTAACAAAGCAGCGAAAGCTGCGAGGGCGGCAGCGGTCAGCGTAAGAAGCTCTACACCCGGAGTGAACACGGCTACCAAAGCGCAAGATAGACGTTCTTTATTGGCTGAACAAATAGACAGCCTTAACGAACGCTTTTGATAACCTAATCGGAGATTATTATGGCATTTGCCAATAGCTCGATCAGCGACATCATTGCGACTAACATTCAAAGCCGCACCGGTGAGCTTGCTGACAACGTAACAAACAACAACGCTTTACTGCGCCGCCTCAAAGAGCGTGGCAACGTAAAGACTTTCTCTGGCGGTAACGTAATTTTGCAAGAAATTATGTACACCGACAGCGCAACCGACAACACTAACTCGTACTCCGGCTACGAAGTGCTGAACGTATCGCAGAACAGCCCAATTTCGGCTGCACAGTTCTCGATCACCCAGTACGCTGCTGCTGTGTCGATTTCTGGTCTGGAAATGATTCAGAACAGCGGCAAAGAAGCAATCATCGACTTGCTCGATGGTCGTATGCAAGTTGCTGAAGCACAGTTGGCTAACCGTATCTCGCAGGATATCTATCTTGACGGTACTGGTAACAGCGGTAAGAACATCACTGGTCTGGCAGCAGCCGTTCCTGATGCTCCTTCGTCTGGCACTTACGGTGGCATTAACCGTGCTACTTGGTCGTTCTGGCGCTCTGTTGCTTACTCTGGCGTAACTGATGGTGGTGCAGCAGTTTCTTCGTCGAACATCCAGAAGTACATGGACAGCGTTGCAGTTCAGTTGATTCGTGGAACAGACAAGCCTGACTTGATCGTTTGCGACAACAACTACTACAGCCTGTACCTCCAGTCGCTGCAAGCAATTCAGCGTATTACTGACGGTGGCAACAGCAACGTCGGTGCTGGTTTTGCAAGCCTGAAGTACTACGGTGCTGGTATGGCTTCTGACGTTGTGCTTGACGGTGGTATCGGTAACGATGCAACTGCCAACCATATGTGGTTCTTGAACACCAAGTACTTGATGTTCCGTCCACACGTTGATCGCAACTTCGTGCCAATCGGCGGCGAGCGCCAAGCTGTTAACCAAGACGCAATCGTGAAGCTCATCGGCTGGGCCGGGAACCTCACATCGTCTGGCCCACAGTTCTGCGGCGTTTTGATCGCTTAATTAAGAGGAAACTATCATGGCTTATTCAGTCTCGCCAGTCATCGGTGCTACGCTAACTAGCACCGTTACCACCAACACCAACAGCGCAGGTACGGCTGTTCCAACGAGCGGGCCTCTCGGTCTGCAAGTGTTTGGTTCGGATGGTCGTTTGTACGTTCTAGCTAAAGCTGGAGCAACAATTGCTGCATCTGATGCAGATTGCTCAGTTGATGCTTCAACCTTTGTAGCTACTGCTTCTGGTGGTTCGTACACCAGCCCAGCAGTTGCTCTGGCATCAGGCGATTACGCTTGGTTCAGCAAAGCATCGGTGTAATGTAGTATGGGGGGTTGGGAAACCTTCCCCCCTTTTTAAATCTAACGGGAGAGGATTTTGGGACTAGATAGCGATATTCGTAATGCAGACTCGCAATTGTTTGTTGAGTTTTATACGTTTGAACACCCTTCAACGGACGTAAAAAAGCCGTGGCAAGGCAAGCCTTTTGTTAGAATAGTAGTGCCAGGCGATAAGACGAATGTAGTTGAGCAACCTGTGCGTGAAAGTCATAAGCAGCGATTCCCTCGCCAATGGCTACACTATCAGATGCAAAACAACGATGCACACCTGATTGGCACACCGTTAAAAGATTGGTACGCAGCTCGCCCTGAAGATATTAATCAGATGCAGCTAGAAGAATTGAATATTGTGAAGTTTCAGACTGTTGAGCAAGTCGCTACAGCCTCAGATATGCAACTTCAGAAAGTAGGAATGGGCGCAGCAGGTTTGCGTGAGAAAGCTAGAAGCTTTTTGTTGAACAAAACAAGATCAGACGGTCAATCTGATATTGAAAACACCAAAAAAGAACTAGCAGAACTCAAAGAGCAGCTCGCAGCGTTGATGGCTAAAAAAGAAGTTGGTAGACCAAAGAAAGAGGAATAAATGTCCACAATGCTGCAATTAGTCACGCAAGTGACCAACGAGCTAGGTGTCTCGACTCCTGCGTCAGTAGCTGGTAACACCAATCAGGACGTTATCCAAATCCTAGCCTTGATGAACGCATCAGGCTACGAGCTACTAAAGAAAGGCGATTGGCGCAGGCTTTCAAAGCAGCATTTGTTCACAACGGCATTCACCAACACAACTGGTGATGTTGCTCTCAATACTTACACAATCACGAACATCCCAAGCACCGCTGGATTTGATACAACTTATCAAGTCACAGGCAACGGGCTTGGGAACGCTACATACATCGTAAGCGTTGATTCAGCTACGCAAGTCACAGTCAATCAACCGTCAACAGGCAACTTTGTCGGCACTGACTTGTGTTTTATGAAAGTAAAGTATCCGCTTCCTGCTGACTACGATTCGACAATCCCTCGTACACATTGGGATAAGTCAAAGCATTGGGAGATGTTAGGCCCAACGGACGCACAGCAATGGGAATGGCTGCTTTCTGGGTATATCTCAACTGGCCCTCGCATTCGGTGGCGCTTGTTGGGTAACACGTTTCAGATTTGGCCCGGTGTCTCAACCAATGAGCTACTAGGCTACGAATACCGCTCGCAAGCATGGGCAGAGGCGGCAGACGGTACGCCAAAGAACTCGTTTACAGCGGATTCTGACACCTGTATCTATCCTGATCGCCTGATGGTGTTGTCTACAAAACTGAAGTATTTTGAGGCAAAAGGCTTTGATACGACAGCGATGTTCCGCAACTACATGACAGAGCTAGAGACGATATTGGCTCAGGACATGAGCGCTGCAAACCTTTCGTTTGCGCCAAGACCGGGCACAGTGCTGATTGGCTACGACAACATTCCTGACACCGGATACGGCCCGAACTAACATGGCTACACGCAGAGGCATCAATCAGTTAGTTCAACACAATGCTGCAAAAGTAGCGTCACTTCCTGCGCCTATCGGTGGTTGGAACGTGCGTGACTCGATTGCAAACATGGACGTGCTAGATGCTGTCCAGTTGACCAACTTGTTCCCGTCTGTGAATAACGTGGTGTTGAGACCCGGTTACACGAAACACGCCACAGGTCTAGGCGGTCAAGTGCAAACTTTGATGGGATACTCATCAGGCGCTACAAACAAGCTATTTGCTTGCGTTGCTGATGAGGTGTATGACGTTACTGCGTCAGGGCCTGTCGGTGCGCCAGACTTGTTTGGACTGTCCAACGCTAAGTGGGAATACGTCAACGTCACGACTCCTGCTGGCGGCTATTTGTACGCTGTAAACGGCTTTGATGACCCCATTATTTATGACGGTTCGACATGGATTACGCCAACAATCACAGGCGTGAACCAGCAAGACTTAAACAACATCACAACATTTAAGAATCAAGTTTGGTTTACTGAAAACGACACGTTGAAAGCTTGGTATTTGCCAACATTGTCAATTCAAGGCGCTGCAAACTACATTGACATGAGCGCCGTTGCTCAATTGGGCGGTTATCTTGTAAATATTTGCACATGGACGCTAGACGCTGGTTACGGCGTTGACGATAACCTTGTGTTTATCACGTCTAATGGCGAAGTTATCGTTTACGCAGGCACAGACCCTAGTGACGCTACAAAATGGTCGCTAATCGGCGTTTGGCGTGTTGGTAAGCCTGTTGGTAAACGCTGCATGATTAAATACGGCGGCGATGTTGTCATTTTGACGTATAACGGCGTTTATCCGCTTGCAGCAAGCTTACAAAGTTCACGTTTAGACCCTAGAGTTGCGCTTTCTGACAAGATTCAAGGCGCATTTGCATCGGCAACGCAAGCTTATGGCGATACGTTTGGTTGGCAAATGATATTTGACCCAAGGCACAACGCTTTGAGCGTCAATGTGCCAGTTGCGGCGGGTCAGCAACAGCAATATGTGATGAATAACATCACAAAAGCATGGTGCAATTTCACTGGTTGGGCAGCAAATTGCTGGGAAATCTTTGAAAACGAACCGTATTTTGGTGCTGATGGCTATGTTGCACACGCATGGGACGAAACCTATGCTGATGACGGTGCAAACATCAACAGCAACGCATTCCAAGCGTTCAATTACTTTGAATCTCGTGGCGTTAAAAAGTATTTCACACGAGCAAGACCTAGTTTGTTCACAAATGGCGCTCCCTCAGTCTTTGTCGGCATGAACGTCGATTTTGACCTGCAAGACACGACTGCATCACTAGCGTTTTCGCCTAGCAACTTCGGGTTGTGGGACACAGCGCTGTGGGATAGCTCATATTGGGGCACAGAAAACATTATCAGCAACAACTGGCAAGGCATCACAGGCATTGGCTACTGTGGGTCTACTCAATTTAAGTCAGCTTCACAAGGTGTAACTATCTTGTGGGCATCAACCGACATTGTGTACCAAACCGGATGGGCTGGAATATAGTCCAAGGCGCTGAAATCGGCGCTTGGGTTGCGGATCGAATTGCAGGTGAGTTTTATTCTAAGACGAGTAGCGCTATCGGGCTTGAGAAAGATGGCGTAATCGTTGCAGGCGTGATTTACGAAAATTGGAATCGAGCATCAATTTTCTGTCACATTGCGATTGAAGGCAGGATGACAAAAGCGTATTTAAAAGCGATTTTTGACTATCCGTTTAATGCTTGCAATGTAAAGAAAATTATCGTTCCGGTGGTATCTAATCACGTTAAAAGTATAAAATTAGTAACAAATATGGGTTTTACCGAAGAAGCTAGAATCGTTGACGGTTCGCAAGACGGTGACATTATATTTTTGACAATGACAAGAGAGAATTGTCGATTTTTAGGGGTTCGTTATGGGTAAGTCAGTTTCGCCGCCGCCAACACCAGATTACACGGCTGCTGCAAAAGAACAAGGCAAACAGAATTTGATTGCTGGTCAGCAAAGCGCAATTCTGAGCAACCCAAACATGATTACTCCGTTTGGAAATCAAACGGTAACGTATAGCAAGCCGACATTTGACCAAGCTCGATATGACGCTGACTACGGCAACTATCAGCAAAAAGTAAAAAACGTCAACCGTAATGCTTTTTACCAAACTGGTGGCGGTGGTGGCGAAGGTGGTACTGAATACACATACTTTGATGACGCTGCGTATCAAAAAGCGCTGAAAGACGCAGGTGCTGCGCCTGATCGCAATGAGTACATGACTGGTGGCGGTGTTCCTACAGTTACGCAAACTTTAGCGCCTGATGCACAAGCAGCTTTAGATGCACAAATGCGTGTGCAACGTGCAATGGCAGGGCTTGCTGAAACTGGCATTGGCAACGCTAGTGCAACACTATCAAAACCGTTTGTTCCTACTACAACTGAAATTCAACACGATTTTGGTGGTTACAGCGCAGTGCCATTAGCGTCTGATTACATGGCAAAAACAGAAGTGCCATTGCAGTATTCAATTGATACAAGTGGCGCAGCAGCAATGCCAATTAACGCAGGCACAACAGCGCAAGAGCTAATTCTGCAGCGTTTGAACCCTACGTTAGAAGCTGGCGATGTTTCGTTTAGACAGCAATTGGCAAACCAAGGTCTAACGCCCGGCACAGAGGCATACGACAAAGCGTTTCGCAATCGTGAGATGAGCAAAAACGACTTGTACAACCAAGCAGCGTTGCAAGGCATCAACCTTGATATGGCAGCTCGTCAACAAACCGTTAACGAATTGCTAGGACTTGGCAACTTTGCAAACCAAGCGCAATTAGCAGGTGCAGGGCTGTATAACTCAGCAATGGGTCAAAACTTTGGTCAAGGCATTACAGGTCAAAGTCTTGGGTATAACCAAGCGCTTGGCAAAGCTCAGTTTCAGAACACTGCACAGCAACAACAGCTTGCACAAGACTTGGCATTGCGTAGTCAGCCGCTGCAAGAGCTTGCTGCAATTATGGGTGGCTCACAGATTCAATTGCCACAGTTCTCAGGTTATCAGCCTGTCAACGTAGCAGCTTCGCCAACATTTAACGCAGCGCAAGCGCAGTATCAAGGTCAGCTAGGTCAAGCAAACGCACAAAACGCTGCAAACTCGCAATTGATGTCTGGATTGTTTGGATTAGGTGCAGCAGGGCTAATGGCTCCCGCAGGAACATTTGGCTTTTTGAAACCATAACGGAATAATTTAATATGGTCACGAATGTACAAAACCCCATGATGGCTGCGTTATTAGGGCCTGAAGCGGCGCAATCTCAATACCAACTTGCACAAAATCAGCGCTATGCCGATATTATGATGCAGCAAGCGTTGATGGATCAGCCGCAAGGTCAGATGGTATCGGGGCATTATGTGCCAGCAAGCCCTGTGCAGGGTATTGCTCAATTGCTAAAAGCCTATGTTGGTCGCAGCGTTGCAGACAAAATTCCTGCACAACAAGCAGCGGCAGGGCAAGCGCAAATGCAACAAATTCAGAATATGTTTGCGCCTACAGGTGCAGGTGGTGCAGGCGGTGCGGGTGGTGGTCAATTAAGCAGCTTAGTGCCACCCGGCATGACACCACAACAAGCAGCATTTTCTATGATGATTTCGCCTGATGCGTTAGTAAAAGGATTAATTTCTAATACTTCACCGACACAAACAGCTAAATTGTTGCGTGAAAGCGGAATTAGCCCGAATAGCCCACAAGGTCAACAATATATGGGTCAAGCGCTTGAAAAAGATATTTCTCAAGTGTTGCCACCGGGTTCAACGCTGCGTGGCCCTAACGGTATGTTAAATATTCCAAAAGTTAGTGAGAATATTCAACTTCAATTTAGTCCGCAAGGTACAGCAAGTGCATTTGCTGTTCCTAATGCTGCACAAATTTCTGCACAAAACCTTGGGTTAGAAGAAAGGGCAAAAGCAGCGGGTCAAGCAGGTTACAAACTTGAACAAACAGCGACTGGCCCAAATCAAGTGCCTGAGTTTAGAACTGTTGAGCAAATTGCTAACGCAGCAACTGGTGGCACACCATTGCTTGCTAAACCCGATGTTAAAACTGAAAATGCTTCAGACATTATGAGGTTGACAGAAGAAGCAAACAAATACCTTGGCACAGCATCGTCAGGGCGTTTACAAAACATTATGACTCAAGCGTTAGAAGTGCCGGGGATTAGCACAAAAGCATCACAATCTGATGCTCAATTAAAAGCTATTGCTGGTCAATTGATTTCTAAAATGCCTAGAATGGAAGGGCCTCAATCCGATAGAGACGTAGAAAGTTATCGTCAAGCTGCTGGTGATATTGCCAATGCAAATACTCCATCAGAAACAAGAAAAGCTGCAATTAAAACTATTCAAGATTTAAATCAAAAGTATTTGCCTCAAAATCAAGGTCAAAACGCACCAACTCAAATGATGCCAACTCCTGAGCAAGCGATGGAAATTCTCAGACAAAGAGGACGGAAATTCTGATGGATGGCGTTCAACAAGTTAATCCTGCTGTAGCAAACCTTTTGCCTGTATTAGATAATCCTAATGTCCGTAATTTTTTGGACATGATTTCTGCGGCAGAAGGCACTACTAAACACGGCTATAACACGTTGTTTGGTGGCGGCAAGATGGACTCGTTGACAGACCATCCTCGTATTTTGTTTGACTTTACTGAGACTACTGGCAGACCTAATAAAACAACGGCAGCAGGGCGCTATCAGTTCTTGTCAAACACTTGGGATGAACAAGCAAAGAAGCTAGGATTGCCTGATTTTGGTGAGCGTAGTCAAGATTTGGCTGCTGTGAACTTGTTGCAAGAACGTGGGATTCTTCCTGATGTGTTGCAAGGCAATTGGGAATCTGCGGTAAAGAAGTCAGGCCCAATCTGGGCAAGTTTGCCATCAGCTAATTACCCACAACCTCGTCAATCAAATGAGTTTGTTATGCAACAATTAAACAATCCAAGGCAAACATTGGCTTCTGCACCGCCTACTTCTGACGCAAACCCGCCTGCAATGTCACGACAGCCTGACTTTTCGCAAATGTCTGATGAGCAGTTGATGGCTATTGCACGTCAACAAACACCGAAAGCGCCTGATTATTCAAGTCTAAGCGACGAGCAATTGATGCAAATTGCTGGCGTAAAGCCAAAAATGACAGGGATGCAGGTTGCAGGCGAAGCAATTACCAATTTCCCGTCAAGCGCTGTTAAGTATGGCAAAGAGCTATACGAAGCCGTTACAAACCCTGTTGAAACAGTTAAAAACATTGGTATGGTTGCAGCGGGTGGGTTGAAAAACATTACGCCTGAAGTGGTGCAAAAGTTTATTACCTCAATTGCTAAAGAACCCGGTCAAATTGACCAAGCCGTTCAAATGGCAAATGCTGTAGGCGGTGAATACGCTAAAAAATACGGCACTTTGGAAGGTTTTAAGCAAGCAGTAGCAACTGACCCAGTTAGCGTAATTGGTGATTTGTCGTTGTTGGCAACTGGTGGCGGCTCTGTGGCTGCAAAAGTGCCTGGTCTTGCTCAAGCAGGACGAATGACAGCACAAGTTGGTCGCACAATTGACCCATTTAATGTGGTTACTAAAGCGGTTACAAAACCAGCTCAGTTAGCAGGATTGCTTGCGTCTGAAGGCGCAGGGTTTACAACTGGAGCAGGTGGCGGCGCAGTCCGTGAAGCAGCTAAATCAGGATTTGTAGGCGGCGATAATGCAACGGCGTTTCTTGAGCAATTAAGAACCAATGCGCCTGTTGAGAACGTAGTAAATACTGCTAAATCTGCTGTTGCTGAAATGCGAGATCAAAGAGCTAACGCTTATCGGTCTGGCATGGTTGACATTAAAAACGACAAAAGTATTCTCAGTTTTGACAAAATTGATGACATATTAGCTAACAAGCAAGAAGTTGGTATGTACAAAGGTCAAGTCATTCAGCCTAGTACGGTTGAGACTTGGCAGGAAATCAATCAAGTTGTTCAAAACTGGAAGCGTCTTGATCCGGCTGAGTTTCATACCCCAGAAGGTTTGGATCGACTAAAAATGCGTATTGGTGACATTCGTGACAATGCGCCATTTGGCACACCTGCACGAAATGTTGCAGACGCAGCGTATAACGCCATTAAAAATGAGATCAATTCTCAAGCGCCGGGTTATGCAAAAGTAATGAAAGATTACGAGCTTGCAAGCAACACGCTGAAAGACATTGAAAGCTCGCTATCGTTAGGCAAAAAAGCAAACATTGATACGTCAGTCAGAAAACTGCAATCAATTATGCGAAACAACGCCAATACGAATTATGGTCGCAGGCTAGAACAAGCTCAAATGTTGGAAGGCGCAGGCGCTGAAACACTAATGCCTCAATTGGCAGGTCAGGCACTAAGCTCGTGGACTCCTAGAAGTTTGCAAGGTATTGGCTCTGCTATTACGGCGGCAGGTTCTGCGGTTACAAACCCTGCTTACCTTGCAAGTTTGCCATTGACTATGCCTAGAGTTGTCGGCGAAACTGCATACTACGCAGGCAAAACTGCTGGTGCGCCGCAACGACTTGCTGAAGCATTAAAGCGGACAAGCGCAGGCGGCAAAACAAGCGAATTAACATCACAAATGCTAGAGACGTTAAAAAGTCGTGGCGGCGCTGCGCTAGACCCTTACATTTTGCGTATGCTTGCAACTAAACTAGGTCAACAACAGACTGAAGAACAGAGGTAATTATGTCTTACAACGGCAATGGCGTATTTAATCAACACAGCAGGACAGCCTGTTGTCGCTGGTACTGTCATCAGTTCGACAGCGTTTAATGCGCTGACTGCTGACTTAGCTGGTGGTCTTTCTACAGCTATTACGAAAGACGGGCAAACAACGCCAACGGCAAACATTCCGCTAGGTGGTTTTAAACTTACCAATTTAGGCGCTGGAACACTGTCAAATGATGCTGTAAGGGTTTCTCAACTTCAGGCTGGCAATACCAACTTATTAAGCGTTTCTGGCTCTGACACAATTATTGCAAGTTCTAACCCAGCGTTAACGACATACACAGCGGGTAACGCCTTTAATTTTGTAGTTGCGACAACAAACACTAGCGCTGTAACGATCAATATTGACGGGCTAGGCGCTAAAGCTATTACTAAATCAGGCACAACAGCATTGTCTGCTGGCGATTTAGTTGCAGGAACAATGATTTACATTGTTTACGATGGCACTCGTTTCCAACAGGTTTATAGCAACGTATTTGACAATATCAACGTCAGCGGGGCTGCAACAGTTACTGGTAGTTTATTGGTTGTTGGTGCAGCGACATTTAACGCAATCAAAGAAACAACAACTGTTTCTGCAACAGCATCTACTGGAACGATCAATTTTGATTGTTTGACTCAGCCTATTTTGTATTACACAAGTAACGCAACAGGCAATTGGACGCTAAATTTTCGTTCAACATCGTCTGCAACATTAAATTCGTTAATGTCAATTGGGCAGACAATTTCTGTTACTTTCATGGCTACGCAAGGCGCAACGGCTTATTACAACAGCGCAGTCACTATTGACGGTTCTGCTGTTACTCCAAAATGGCAAAGCATTGCACCTAGTTTTGGCAACGCTAACTCTGTTGACGTATATACATACGCAATATTAAAAACAGCAGACGCTACATTTACAGTATTTGCTTCTCAGACTAAGTTTGTATAGGACTGAAAATGCCACGTTTAGCTAGAATTGGAGCGGCAGCAACGGGATCTTTTGGTTTTGGCAACAGCTCTGATTACTTTGCAAGTTATTTAATAGTTGCAGGTGGTGGTGGTGGGGGCGGCAACTCTATTGGCGGGGGAAATTTGTGCGGGGGCGGCGGCGGTGGCGGAGGTGGGTATTTACCAAACACCGCATCTTTTCAAGTTGGCAAAACGTACACCATTGTTGTTGGTGCTGGTGGAGCTGGCAATACAAACCCCGGCTACAACGGTTCAAACTCGTCAATTTCAACAGTTGCTACAGCTACGGGCGGTGGCGGTGGCGGCGGCTATGCTGATCCAAGCGTAGGATA